CTGTTTTTAATTTAGAACCGGGATTTGCTCTTCGATATGCAGCCACACCGGCTCTTGTCATGCCTGCACCTTTTTCCGTTGGACGGAAATTCTTTTTATTTCTTTTTGGCATTACATCGCCACCTCTTTTCATGGCTGTTCTACCATCTGGAAAATTTCCAAAATATTGTTTTGTTTCACCAAATCTTAATCCGTAATCGTTTCGACTCACACCAAACCTCCCATGCCCATATTTTTTCTTTTTGCGAATGTTTTTACGTTTGTAGGTTTAGGTCCCACATTGGCAGCTGCCCGTTTCCTGGCAACGGCAGATCTTCTCTGCCCCTCTGTCATAGATCTCGCTTTGGCTAGAGGCACGCATTTTGGATACTTCCTCTTCGCGTCCTTCTTTTGTTTTGAACGGCCACACTTTGCAAACGAACC